GACGTCGTCTGCGAATTTCTGCTCAGGTGCCCATATCATACCAGATTCAAACAAAGGTGCAACCGCATTTACACGGGCATGCTTATCATTTCCCTTTGATGGTGAGAAGTTTACCACCGGTATATCCATCTGTCTTAACTCGTATGTGAGAGGCAGACCCGATGCCTTCGCCTCGACGATGACCGTCTCTGGCTTCCAATACTCGTACTGTTCGAGGGCCATACGTCTCAATTCCGGAAACTCGTAACGTCCCTTTATGGCATCCAGTAATATCAGATTGGCGGGGCTATCCTCGTTCGGATAGAATATGCCCCATGTTGTGATCGCACTGTAATCGGCCGTCTCCTTTTTCAAAAATGCTGTATCATAACTCTGTATCACGTGCTGCAGCTGAGGTATCTCCTCATCGGTATATGTCATCCACCACTCGCGTTTCAATATCGCGCCCTCTTCAGCTGTCGGGTTCTGCATCCACTGCGCGTTCCATTTGCCCGTGGGCAGTGTCGCCTGGACCTTCTCCAACTCATCCAGCTTCCAATATTCCGGCCACACGGGTTTGGCGTCCTTTGATCCGTGGTCCATGATCGCCGGAAA